ATTTTAGCTAACTGACAGTAAAGAAAAAGAACTATAAAATTTGACTTAATCCTATAATGTTAAACTTAAACATTGATTTATTTGACATTCTATTAGGTGGTATCAACGAGGTACTTGACTCAGTCCTAGACTCAGTACTTCCAGATGATGCTTTTTTGGGAAACTTCGAAGGTGTAGAAGTGGCCCATGATATTGCAAGTGCAATGTCTAAAACGGTTGGCACAGCAAAGCTTGTGTCAGGTGAGGTTGGCTCTAGAGTGAAAAGAGCAACTTTACATGGTGTGAGAGTTTCCATAAAAGGAACCAAGATTGCCTTTAACATTAGTAAAAACATTGTGAGAGTGGTTGTTGTTGCGACTGCTGGATCAATGGTTTATCTAACTGTTAAACTTGGATGGAACTCTCTTGAACGTTTATTGAGTATGAAGGCGCGTAATAAGGAGATTAATACAATAAACGAGGCCGTTAATGGAACACAAGGTTTGTCATTCGTGAGCGAGAAAGCACCGGCAACTTTGTATCAAATACTATCTTCATTGATAGCGAAACCTCTTCAAGAAAAGATCACCATGCTTGAAGAGAAGGGGGTTAATGAATGGATGGGAAATAACACCAGTGCTGATGTAGAGCAGGTTTCTCACCAAAGCAGTGACGACGATTGTATTGTCCTAGATGATAGAATTGAAAGAGTTAGGTATAATGGTAGTGATATCATTATGGATGCGAGCGAGGTTGCATCTTCTAGCAGTGACCATAATAATGGTCCTGTGGTGCCTGACATCACTGAGAAGAATGTTGTGGCAGTTCAAAACACATTGACAGGAAGACGACGTGTTGAGGATTTGAGTTATAATTGTATTAAAGAGGCTAGAAGAGTAGCGTGTGAACTTAAAATGCAATTTCCATATTCAAGTAATCAACCAGTTGTTCGATTGGCGATGGGACGCGCAGCAAAAGAAATTATTAATCCTAAATTCGGGGAACAAAGACCAGCGATTTTGTACTTATCTGTAGCTATAGCACTTATACCGAGCCCAACGGAAAGAGCTATTCATGATCTTACAGAAACAAGTCATTTCACTAAATTTTGTCTCCCAAAATATGATTAACGGGGCTTGGTAACTATTGACGGGGTAACAATTAAATCACTACGGACTGTTGAGGATGTCTTACAGAACACTTCTCTTCAACAACGTGGCGCAAAGTTAACTCTATCAAAGTCACTGGGCGTGAAACGTGTTAGAAAACTTGTACGAATGAGTAACGAAGCAGGATCTACGAAATTCGCAGTTTTCAACACTGATTTGGATAACACATTAACAGGTATTTTGGAACGGCTCTTCTTTGTTTGTAATAAAGACGGAACCTTCTCACCAACCCATCAACCAAAACCAGCTTTGGTATTCGGTAGACTACATAATTTTAAGAGAGCTCTTGTGAAAAGAGTTGGAAGGAGACGACCTATTAAAATGGATGATGTCCCGAACTACTACAAAGGGAATAAGAGGAATGTTTACTTAAAGGCACTTCAAAGTTTACATTTTAAACCTCTTGCTCGTAAAGATTCATATTTGAACACCTTTGTTAAAGTTGAGAAAACAGATTGGACGGTTAAGAGAAGACCAGTTCCACGGATTATACAACCAAGGAATCCAAGATACCACTTGCAATTGGCACGCTATCTTAAACCAATTGAACATGATATATACAGCGCAATTAATGGTATATTTGGATACCAAGTAGTTGCAAAAGGAAAGAATGCTATACAACGTGGAAGAATGATACATGAAGCTTGGACAAGTTTCAAGAACCCAGTAGCTATTGCTGCTGATGCAAAAAGATTTGATCAACATGTTTCTTCAACAATGCTTTCATGGGAACACAGCGTATACCAAAGTATTTTCAATAATAAGTCAGGCCAATTCCTACATAAACTTTTAACGTGGCAAAAGAAAAATGTAGGTTTTGCTAATACTGAGGAAGGACAGATAAAATATAGCATAAATGGATGCCGCATGTCGGGAGATATTAATACATCACTAGGGAATGTGATTATTATGTGCGGAATGTTCTATTCATGGCTATCTACTAAAACGGGCAAAGCACGCTTCATCAATGATGGAGATGACTGTGTTTTGATAGTAGAAGAAGAAGACCTTCACCAGTATGGTGATCTCGTGGAATATTTTCACGATTTCGGATTCACAATGGAACTTGATGAACCTGTACGAAAAATTGAACATATCAATTTCTGTCAATGTAAACCAATTATCTTTCCATCTGGATGCAGAATGGTGAGAAATTTCGAACCGTGCTTATCGAAAGATTTGCACACAACAAAATGTATAAGAACCGAAGGGCAGCTTCGCACACAACTACGATCAGTGGCTGAGTGTGGGCTATCCATAGCATCTGATGTACCGGTTTTTGGACCTTTTTACACTAATATGCTGCAGCAAAATTTATCAGGCAAGATTGATCTAAATCCTGAAATAGATGGTAAATTCTGGCTGGCACAAAATATGCCTAAATTGGATTCAAAAATTCACGACATCACTAGAGCTTCATTTTACACAGCGTTCGGAATAACTCCGCAGTTCCAGATTGAGTTAGAGAGATTATATTCGGCAATTCCATACCCGTATGAGAGGACCATATGGACTACACATGGATTGCATTTGTAACGAATGGGCGCAACCCTAAACTACTGAAAGTCAT